TTGCGCCCATATGTCACACCTGATAAGCCAGAGCCCCGCGCTCAGTCACCGCCAAAAGCCGCCGCTGTATATCCCGCTGCTCAAGCAGTATTTTCTGCTGCTGAGCTGTCACCGTGCCCGCCTGATTCAGTATCCGCGTGATCGCCGAGCTGCCCGCCGCCGTCCGCAGATCCTGAGCTGGGCCCGCGGACTGCACAGCCTTGTCGACTCGCGTCGCAATCTCCCCGGTTTTCAGATCCTTGATTAGCTCCGTAAACTTGCCGGCTGCAATGTTTGCCGTGTTGGGCTGATCGGCTGCCACCTGTGCGGAATTGCGAGCCGTCTGCACCGCCATCGCCCATTCAGACCGAGCCCGCTGCAGCTCCTTCTGATCGCTCTGCTGCTTTGCCAATATCGCGGCGTTGCGGACCGCGACAGCCCACTCCGCTCGCGTCTGCTCCAGATCGTAATTGATCGCGTTTACTGACCCCTCAAGAGCCTTTTCGCGTGCTGTTTTTGTGGCCTGGGCCTGCCTGTCAATTGCTGCGATCCTCGCCTGGCCGAGAGCCGCCGCATCCTTGCCAAACGTGCTGCCGCTGCCCGTGATGTCGATCGCATCCATCAGCTCGGCAACACTGGTCTCGATGAAATTGTAGGTTTTAAGCCAAAGCTTTTGCACGGCAAACATGGCACTCTCAAACACCCCGACGAAGCCGGATTTCCAGCCGGCCCACGTATCGCCGAGAGCGTCGATGCCGTCGCCCCAAATCACCTGCAGCCGCTTCCAGAAGATCTCGGCCGCCAACTCGGCCTCGCCTGCAGACAAAGCGTCCACAATTCCGCCAAAGCTTTCGATAGAAGCGGAGACCGCTGAGCTGAGTGAGCCAAAGCCCGGGATCAGTCCCGCGATCAGATCGCCGACTTTCGCGAGCATTGGAGCCACTGAGCCCGCGATTGCCTGCCCGAGCGTGACCATTGCCGGGACCGCCTTCAGGACAAACTGCAGCAGCTGCACCGCGTAGGGGATCACCTGCACCGCGATCACGTTGCCGGCGGACCTGAGCGCCGACGTGAGCTGCTGCCACGAATCATCGAAGGCCGCCGCGGCTTTGGCCTGCGGGCCGCTGATCGTCAGCCCGAGCTGATTCGCCTCGGCCATGAGGCCGCGGATCCCTGCCGAGCCCTCCTCCATCATCGGCACCAGATCGGCACCACTCTTGCCCAACAGATCCATCGCGAGCGAGGCCTTTGCCGCCGGATCCTGAATCCGCGAGATCCCGTCCGCGACTGCGAGGAATCGATCTTCGACCGACATGGCGGCCAGCTGGCCAGCGCTCAGCCCGACCGAGGCCAGAGCTGCCGCGGCTGACTTGCTGCCGGCGGCGGCCTGTGTCTGGACGTCGCCGAGCTTTCTCATCGCCTTCTCGACAGCTTCGAGATTTGTGCCGGACTGCTCGGCCGCGTAGCGGAGCTGACTCAGCCCCTCAGCGCTCGCCCCGGTCCTGTTCGCGATGTCGTCGAGCCCGGCCCCGGCGTCCACAAACCGCCAGACCGAGGCCGTCGCAGCTGTGAATCCCGAGACCACCAAACCGATCCCGCCAGTGATCGCAGCTCCGCCAACTATCGCCCCGACCTTTGCCAGACCGCCGGCAGCTCCGGCGATCGTGGTTTTGAGACCAGACAGCCCGGCCCGCAGTTGCTTGTCGTCCATGTACAGCCGAACAAAGGCCTTCGCCGCTTCAATCGCTCTTGCTGTCGCCACTATAAACCCTCCGGCCTCTGAGCCTCGTCCCAAATCATCCCCGGAGCCATCATCGCCGCGATTCTCTGCAGCTTCTGCCGACCGCCGCCGGCCACTGCGGGCCGCTGGTGAACCGGGTGGAAGTCGAGGAACGTATAAACCGGATCGGACCGCTGTGTTCGTTGCACGTTGTAGAGGGCGGCCACCAGCTCAGACACCCTCCGCGTACGATCGTACTGCACCGCCTCGAAGCGGCTCAGCAGCTCCCGCAAAGACCAGCTCAGCCAGTCGCCTGGGGTGAGTGCTGATATTCGCCAGAGCCACTCGTCGACGTTGTAGACCCAAAGATCTCCGAGCTTGTACCGATCGACTGCACCGCCGCCAGAAGCGTCGTCTCGATCGTCGTCGCCGCTGCCGTCCGCTGATCCCGCAGAGCCCTCCAAAGACTTTCCAAAGGCCGCCGGAGAGGGCTGGCGGCCGGGAAAAAATTTGTGAGAGCCTCCAAGAATGCCGAGGCGGCTTCCTCGTGCACGGTACCGTCTGCAGCCTGCAGCAGCTCGTCGATCGTGCTGCTTGTTAGAATCGCGAGGATTTGCCAGAGCAGCTCGTCGTCAGACTGCAGAGCCTCCAGCAGGGCCTGTAGTCGATCCGGCTTGTGGGCCAGCTCGACCAAGTCCCAGCCGGTTTCCTGTTTGATTGTGCGTCTGTGGGCGAGATTTATTGAGAGGCTGCGCACCACGCCAGCCGTGTCAGTAAATCTCGTCACTGCTGCACGCCTCCCGCCGGAGCTGGCTCAGGAGCTGGGCCGGCTGTCGATGCCACCACCGTCAGCTTAATCAGCACCGGCTTGCCTTCGGCGTTCAGCACCGGGGAGCCGTCGGGATTCTGGAGAGCTACCTCGTCGATCTGTCCAATATACGGGCCTGCCATTGTTGCACCTTCATTCAGTTCAGAAGACAAAAGACAAAACATCAGAGCTGCCGATCAGGCGCTTACAACAGCCCAGTTGCTCGCGTAGCTGTTGGTCGCGACCGGCACGATTTCGATCGCGACCTTCACTGTGTCGTTATCGCCCCGAGTCTCATTCCACGACTTAATGCAGCCTTCCATGCGGAAGACATGCTGCCCCGTGTCGGCGATCGCCCCGGATGTCAGCGCGAAGTGCAGCACCGTTCCGGCGACGTAGGCCGCCCGCAGTGTTGTAAACGTCGCCCCGGGAGTGCCTCGCTTGAAGAGCAGATTCGCCGTGATCGCGTGCTTCGGCTTGCCGAGCAGCTCCTTAATTTCGGCGTCGCCGCGGCAGTTACTCTCCGCGGACCGCCGCTCGCTGTTGATCGCGTCGTCAATGACAATCGGAACCTCGGTAAGGGCTCCGGAGCCGCCGAGGGTGGCGGAGTAGTGGAGCTGGCAATTGTCGCCGAGAACTGATCCGTCTGCTGCTGCTGGCATGGGTTAAGATCCTTTCGCCTGCTGGAGATACTTTGGAAGATGAGGGAGAATGTTTTCAAAAGCTGGCTCCATAAACGGCCAGCCGCGCTCGAGTTGCTGAACTGTGTCGAGATCACCTTGCCGGCGTCGCCGCTTGTTTGAGCCGATCAGCTCGGGGCCGATGACCACTGAGGAGCCATCGGTCGAGAGCGCGAAGAATAACCGATCTTTCAACAAGCTTTTCGGCTTCGGGTGAGCCAGCGGGATCTGCCCGAATTTTGCGGTCTTGTCGGGCCGCCGCGGCTTAATCGTGCTCTTGCCTGCGGCGTATCGCTCCTTCGCTCTGGCGTATGCGATCCGCTCCGATTCGGTGAGCTGGCTCAGCGGCTTCTGAGCAGCTCTCCGGATTGAATTCTTCGCGGTCTTGCGGATCGCTCCGCCGGCTCGCGTGTAGTATCGCCGCAGCATCGGCGAGAGCTGCTCGGCGAAAGCTCGGTCGAGGAATCGCTGCTGCATTTTGGCGTCAAAGGTGATCTCGATCATCATGCCCGAGCCCCCACTGAGACAAACCAGCTCGCCTCGATTGCCCCCACGAACAGCTCTTGCTCGTCGAGGGCCTGAGCGTCGCATGTCGTGACGATCGAGACGTCTCGCCGCTGAGCTGAGATCGAGCCGCCGAGACTGATCGTCTTGTATGCTGCCGATGTCCTGAGCGAGTCGCAGAGCGTTTCGAGAGCATCCTCAAAGGCGTCAGAGCTGGCCACCGCCTCGGCAGCACAGCGAGCTACAAGGACGATTGAGAGCCTGATCGTCTCGGCCACACCGGACCGATCCGACTCGTCTTCCGTGCCTGGGCAGATTACGGCGACGCGGCCCGGCGTGCCCGTGCTGAAGCCGGCCAGGAGATACGTGACTGACCGGACCCGCTCGGCTGTGATGCCAGCCGGCAGCAGTCCGCCGGCGTTTACTGCCGTCACCACTGCAGCGGCGAGTGTTCTGATTCGGCTGGGCACTATGTCCGCTCCTTCGTGTGGATCCGAAGGTAGAGCCGATCCCTGTCGTGATACTGCCAGAGCTGATCGGCAGCACCGAAGGGCATAACGCGATAGGTAACCCCGTTAGCTGTGATCGTGTCGCCTCGCTGCGGCGTGACCACCACGGAAGAGATCACGAGATCAGCCGCGAGGATAATCCAGTCTTCCGATCGATCGCCTATCGACACACCACCGGAGGGCTGTGAGCGTTCCCAGTTTCGCTGCCCGCGTACCGCCTGCACCGTGACGGAGCTGGCCCCGCGTGCGAACGTGACGGTCTCCCGGCGGAGCCGGAAGGCCGCCGCCTGCGCTGCTGCGGAAGCTGCTGAGATTGGAGAGATCATGAAAGACGCCAGAGAGATAAACAACACGAGAGGAGCCCCGCCGGCGGCTCCTTGTGGTGCGGTAAGCAGCGCACCGGCGGGACCAGACACACAACAGATCAGGCGAGCAGCGTCTCGGTCGAGCTGATCGCGTCGGTGACAACGATCGGAATGCCCTCGTATTCGCTGGGCCGCGGAGCCGGCTGCCCCGTCGGACTGTAAGTCGTCCGGCTCACCTGCAGCTGCCGCAGTGAACGGCGATTCATCGCGATATGAGTCGGCTGATCGCTTGCCGGGAAGAGAGCCAGAGCACGAGCGAGGAGCGTGTCGGTGAGACCCTTGCCGCTGTCTTCCGTCAGGTTCGCGATTCGGGCCACGGCGTACTTGCTGCCGATCTGAACACCCAAGTGACCGCCGCAGTCCTGAGCGTAAGCTGTCATGCTGAGGCTGTTCGAGCCCGGGACGATCGTCTGGAAGATGTCGCCAACCGTGAAGTTAATATTCGGGCTGCTCAGCTGAGCATCACCGGCACCAACCAAGGCGACCGAGGCGTCGTCCGGAGTCGATCGCAGGAACCACACCGACGAGCCGGTGCTTGCCGCCGTGCCTGCGGCGTTGATAACCAGAGCATCGCTCGCCCCGTTGTAGTTCGCGGAGTCTGCGAGGCCGAGAAAGCCGCTTGCGCTTCCGCCCACGGTCCCGTTGAAAAACTGCTTCTCCAGCACAAACAGAGCTTCGCGCAGCTGGCGGCGGAGTCGATTGGCCATCCATGCCGTCGCACCACCGCGGTAGGCGTTGCACAGTGCGACGTCTTCAATGATCTTTGCGTCAATGTACTTCAGATCGATCGACGTCTGAGTGCTGATCGATGCCGTGTAATCCGCACCCGCGTTGATCGCTCGGAAGCCGATCACCGGGGCTGTCGTCTCGACGTTGAACTTGTGAGTCGTGCCGTTCGACGACTGCATCGCGTGCAGGGCGGCGATCACCGGAGCCTTGTTGAGGATGTCGGTGATTTCGGCGGGATTTACGTCCAACGAGTTAAAGCGGACCAGTTCCGCCAGAGTTGTCAACGTGTCGGCCATTGTTAGAACCTTTCAGGAAGTGCAGAATCAAAAATCAAAATCAGACGTGAGTCGCGAGTGTTCAGCCCTTGCGGAAGTTGCTCACATCAGCGAGCGACCGCGGCTTCTTTGCGTCGCCGTGTGGCACAGCGATCGGAGCAGTCTCACCGCGGGCCAGCGATGAGGCCTCGACGAGCCGAGCCTTCAGCTGAGCGATCTCGGCCTGAGCGTCCTGCAGTGATCCCTGCAGCGTCTGCAGTTGGGCCGCCTGAGCTTCCTGCCAGCTTGTTCCCGCGAGGAACATCCGAGCCCCTTCGGCGTCGCCAAAGGCCGTCATGTACTGAGCCAAGCCGGGAGCCTCCGGTCGCGGCTGCTGTGTCTGCACACCGACAGCGGAAACCTCGACCGCTGCGGCTGGCTCCTGCGTTGCCGTCGCCGGCTGCAAGGTTTCCTTTGCCATACTCAAACTCTCCTGAAACTTTGCCCGGATCGCCGCCAGCACATTGCCGAGGCCTCCGAGCTGATCCACCAAACCAAGGCCGGCGGCTTCGGCCGCGAGCCACCATCGTCCATCGGACACCGCCGCCAGCTGCTCAGCAGAGAGCCCGCGGCCTGCCGTTATGTCTGCCATGAAGCGGCCGTTCATCTCGTCGACCTTCGTTTGCAGGAAGCTCTGCTGCTCCTCGCTGATCGCCTCGCCGACGGCTCCGACCCCCTTCATCGGGCCGGTTGTGAGCAGAACCGACCGGATCCCGTCCTGAGCGAAGGCCTGCGAGAAGTCGAGCAGCTGCCAGTATGTTCCGAGGCTGCCGACACTGCTTTCTTCTGAGGCCCAGATCGAGCCACACTGAGACGCGATCCGATAGGCCGCAGAAAGGCAGTCACCGTTGACCGAGGCGACGACAAGCGTCTGCTCGGCGAGCTGGCTCACCTTGCGACACACCGCCTCCAGCCCCGCGACCATACCGCCGGGACTGTCCAGCTTAATTACCGCGGCCAGCGGCGGAGCTTCAAGCAGCTCGTCGAGGGCTTCTTCAATCGCCCCATAGCAGCTCACAAACGGCGACGGCTTGCCCTTCACGACCGGGCCGGCGACCGTGACGATCGCGATCCCGTCCTCTGTGTAGTCGAGAGGGGCCGAGCTGTCGAAGCCCAGCATCTCGCTCCACATGTCGTGGAAATAATCGTCGATCTTGTCCGGGCTCATTCCGTCGGCTCGAATCCCTGCGCGTGCCGCAGCTCGGGCCGCGTAACATTGCAGCCAGCGAGGATCGATCTGCCAGAGCCGTGATGTCATGTCGTCACCTGCTGATCCAGCCGGATCATCGCTCCGGCGTTTGTCGTCTGAACAAATCCCATCGCCGCCAACTGCTCGCGTTCGCGCATGATCTCGGCGACGTTGTCGAGATAGTCCCCGAAGCCCCGCTCGTCGCAGATGTCTTGCATCGACTGCAGCCCCGCCGCCACCGATCGCAGTGCGACGTCCAGCTCCTCCTGCGGCCGCCACCACGCGATCCCGCGAGGGACCCACCGCCAGCGGAGATCGGAGATCGACTGAGAGCCCGCGAGGGCAAGCTCGCCCGTGCCGCCGAATTCGACCGGCAGAGACCACTGAAGCAGCTTCCAGCTGGTGAATCTGTTGTGGAGCCGCTGCTGTGTCTTGCGGCGAGCGTGACAAGCCCGCTCGAAGAGCAGCCAAGCCGCCCGCGAACCGAAGAAATTCGTGTAAGCTTCGTCGAAGAAGTTGTACGGCAGATCGAGCACCTTCACCGCGAGCTGTATGCAGAGCTTCAAAAAGTCTTGCGTATTGGTCGCGGGGTTAGCGGACTGGATCGCGTTCACCGACTCGCCTTCGTCCAGATCAAAGACAGCCGGTCCCTGACCAAAGTCGACCACCCGGGCCGCCTGATCTTGTGAGCCCTCAGCGTCGGAATCCTCGTCGAAGGCCTCGGCGTCTTCCTTGCGAGAGAAGGCGATCCCGAAGAGCTGGTCGAGTTTAATCTTTGCCCTCATATGGTCGAACGTTTCATCGACGTCCCGAAACTCATTCAGGGCGGCGACGATCGGAGACTGAGGCCGAATCTGATTCGGTCTCGCCTCGAATTGGCAGTGCTGCCATACGTTCGACTGCCGCACCGTCCGCGATCCGCGGCTGCCTGTGAGAGGATCTTCCTCGTTGAAATTCCATGCGACCACGCGGCCGCTCTTGAGCTTTGCCCCGTTCAGCCACTGGCTGCCATCACGGCGAGCGTCGAGAGGATTCTGACACCAGGCACCCTCGACGAGCTGCAGAGTCCAGTCGGCCTGCTTGACGAAAAACGCGTCGCCCGTGAGCAGCTTTTGCGCTTCGGCCACCCGGCGGAAATCGTCCCAGTCCATGCGCCCAAAGACGTCGACCCGCTCGGGCTCTGTGTCGCGGGCCATGAGATCCTTGAGCGCCGCGTCGAGCCCCTTGTCGCCCGTCCTCGGCTGGAAGTCCCAGAGGCAGCAGTAGTCGAGCGTCCGCCGTATCGCCCAGCCGAGAAGGCCCATGTTCCGATGAACGTCGAGAGCGTTCGCGGCGAGAGCCTCGCGGCGTCGATCCGTCAGCAGTCGATCTTCGAGCCGCACTCGCTGAGAAGCGGAGCGTCGGCGATTGCCCGGGTTCAAGGCCTGATAGACAGCATCCTGCCCCGGCGGCGGCGTGAGCGTGCCCATTACCGCCTCCCCATCTGCAGGTTAATCACTCGCGGCCGACGTTTGCGCGTGCCGGCAGCCTGCTCCAGCCGCAGCAGCTCGCGGCGGACAGACTCCAGATCAAACGTGGTCGAAGCGCCGTCGCGGGAGTCGGAGGAAACTCCTGACTCAAGCAACTCGCGAAGGCGAGCGATCTTTTGGGCTGTGGTTTCTGCCATGCAGCTCATCTTGCGAGGCCGCGGGCAGATCGTCGAGTGCGTTAATCGGTCTCACCGATATCACCGGGGACATAGATCCAAGTCCGGTCCATTCGGGCCTGATCGCAATCGAGGCAGCGAGTCGGCCGCAGCTCCACCGCCGTGTATGGTCGCCCCTGCGGATCAGTGCCCGCCCCCTCGATAATCTGGACGTGCTCGTAATCCGCCCGCCGCGTCGAGTTGCACGCCCGGCACCGGCTCGGAGGGACGTCGACAAGATCCCGCTCGATTGATTTCGCAGCCCTCGGCCGCCCTGCTTTGCCTGCGCTCACGTCCTCACCTCCGTCTTTCGTCTGGCTTTTCGCTTCCGTTTCCGCTCCCCGGCTTCGGCGACCTCGGGAATATTGCACCCGAGCACCGAGGCCAACACCAAACACCCAACCGTCGAATCGAGCCAGTGATTCTCCTGGCCAACTCGAAGCTTCCATTCCATCACGGTCCGCCCCCTGCCCTCAGTCTGCGTCGCATACTCCGCGACGAGCTGCTCGCTGTACATCCTGTGCATACCATCGTAAAGCGTCACCGCTCCGGGATGCCCGATCCGGATCGCCAACTGGTCTGCGAGGCTGGTCTTCCAGAAATTGACGTCCGAGATCAGCGTCCTCACGTCGGAGGCCTGTTTGCGTTTCTGCAGCACCCACCCGAGACCGACTCGGCTGCCGGGATCATACTTCCGCTCAGAGATCGGCTTGTCGGCGGCCCGAAAGCTCTGCCCCAGATATCCGATCAGCTGCTTCGCGTGCGGGCTGCGGGCGAGGGCCTGCTTGACGATATCCGTCTTCCACCTCGCATCGAAGGCCACCAGCTCCGGCGTGAGATGATCGCCGACTTCGTTCCGCCAGCTGGTTGTAAAAAGCCAGTCAGCAAAGTCCGTGATCCCGCTGCTGAGGGCTGCCAGCTCGCCGGCCCCGGGATACCGGGACTGTATTTTCTTCCGGGCTTCGCGGAGCGTAAAATAGGGCTCATCCTGCTCCGGGAAAGTGCCGTACCGCAGAACGTGCAGCGAGCCGTCGTCCCGAGCCGCTGCGACCGTGTAATAGAGCAGCGTCTGTTGAACGTCGGCCATGGCTACAAGTCTATGATATCCCGCCGGAGCCACCCCTCGCGGGAGCCTGATCCGGCGAGTCTCCGCGATGTCGTTGCTGTTGAGCCAGGTCCGCTGCTCGTTCTCGTCTTTCTGCGGCTCGTTCTGCAGCTCTGAGAAAAAGCCGCTGCGGCTGCGATAATACCACTCCATCGCGTGCTGCAGAGCTGAGATCTCGCCCCGGTCCGCCGCAAACCGTGCCGGCCAAGCCACCTCAGAGCCTCGATCCATCGCCTCTCGATTGCGGCGATAAAACGCCGTCGCATCCCTGATATCGCCGTGTTGTCTGAGACTGGTCGCACGGACCTCGGCGTAGTTGCCCCAGAGACTCATCGCCTCATCGTCCGGCATACGCCGCACGAACTGCCGGCGGATCCCGCACCAGTCCGGATGAAGCTCAGGATTGAGCAGCCTGTCGGCGGCGTCGTCTGATCGAATCACCGTGCAAGTAACCAGCGCACAGAACGGGGAGTCGGGGCCGGCCATTCCGACGAGATCGTTTTGGATCACCTCGGTCCGGCTGTGGCATTGAATCGGGCTCATCGCCGATTCACGTGTCTGGAAGTCATCACAGAGCAGCATCGAGGGCCGAATAACGCGGCCATCGGGGAGCGTGTGCAGAGCCCCGCGGACTGCCTCCATCAGCCCCGCGGCCGAGACGATCGCACCCGTGCCGGGATAGCCTGCGAGCGTCGCGAAGACCACGGTCTTCGTGCTCTGCTGGATGTTCGTGTTCTGCCCCTGGAAGAGCTGGCCCTTCGCCCTGTTGGCGACACCCTCCAAAGCCCGGAACGGAAAGCAGATCTCCGGCCAAAGATCGTACAGCTGCTGGTTATGCGAGACCTCCGTCGTGATGTCTCTGAGCAGCCGTTCCGCCTTGCCAGCGTTTGCTGCCGCGATCATAGCGAAGGGGTGAAGGCGTCGGCAGATCGCCCATATCATCGCTCGCATTACGATCGTACTTTTGCCCGTGCCGCGGGGCATACCGATCGCCCTAAAGCCGCCCTGCTCGATCACTCGCTGCAGCTCGCTGATCAGCACCAGATGATCGTCGCACCACCCGAGCCGAAAGGCGGCGGGGAAGCATGTCTCCAGAAACAACCGAAGATCCGACTCGCAGCTGGCTCGAAGCTCCGGATCACGCACCGGCGGCA